AATTGGCTAATACGTAATTTTCATAATTGATGCCATTGATGGTGACACGCCAAATCGGATTCCAAAGCGTCATCAGAATACCAATGCGGCTGCGCCGTTTGTGCCTCGGTAATATGAATTGTTTAAAACGTTGATAATTGATCGGGCTGTACCTTCGGGATCGATTGCGCCAGTGACGTTCAAATTGATAACGGTATTGCTGCCCAATTTGTTGTTTGGTGTAATAAATCCAGTGCTTGATGGCGTAAATATTTCAGGACCTTTTTCACCGACCAGATATGACGTGCCACCCAATACCGGACCGCCAGCGGCTCGACCGCCGCCAAATACGCTGTCAATTACGTTGCCAATTCCTTTGACCAACGGATTGTTTTTGACAAATGACACCAATGATCTGATTGCATCGACGGCTGAATTGATAATACCGACCAGTCTTGCAAATAAATCAATGACCACTGAAATGGCTTTACCAATGACGGTCAGTGCAGCGCCCAAAACCGTGCCTATTGCTGGCGCTAGGGTTTTCAAAATGAATGATGCAATGTTTTGAATCAGCGTGAAAAATGGCGCTAATTTGTCGCTGTTCTTGTGAACCGCGTCCGCAATGAATCCAAAAGCCTTTTGCAGTCCAGCCAGGATAGGTTGAAATGTGTCGATAATCCCTGGAATGAGAATATGCGAAATGAATGACCACCACGCCTGAAATAGTGGAATCAAATAAGTCTGAAATACAAAAATGATATTGTCGATATACGGCTGCAATTTTGTTCCCACTGTTTCACCAAATGAAATGGCTGCTGGAATCACCTGCTCGACAATTAGCGTGACCATCGGTTGCAAAGCATCAAGTACATAAGCACCGACGGTTTCTTTGCCTTCCTCGATGCCTTGCTTCAATCGTGCCATCTTGCCAGCAAATGTATCTGCCTGGATTGATGCTTGACCGACAAATGTTTCAGCAAGTGTTTTGGTCAAAGTATCCTTATCCATCGTTTTAAGTTGAGCCGCTGAAAGTCCGATGCCAAGTCTTGCTAACGCACCGGTATTTCCTTCATAGGCTTTGCCAAGTGCATTGCTGACGGTTTCTAGCGGCTTACCCGTCGCCGCGCTTACATCAAGCGCAAGATTGAGCAGCTTTTGAGCTTTTTCGGTGTCACCGGTCGCGAGAGCCAAACGCTGTAACGCAGGGCGCAATTTGTCATCGGCAACGCCCGTGGCAAGCGATGTTTTAAGAATCTGATCTTCGACAGCTTTGATTTGTGCGCGGATTTGTGACGCCGATTTTTGATGCCGTGCGCGGTGCTTTTGATAAAATTGGCAATGCGATCAAAGATCAAAAGCCCAATTTTGATTCTATTGTGACAACTCTTGGTGAAATCTATGATTGGGCAAACAAATACATCATTCCGATTTTGCGTGGCGCACTTGTTGAAGCTGTCGATCTCTTTGGATCAGCGGCATCGACGGCAATCAAAGCTATCGTGCCAATCATTGAGGGTGTCTATAAGTCGATCAAAACAATTGTCAATTTCATCATTGACATTGTGAACACAGCCATTTCTGTGTATAACAAGGCAAACAATATTTTTGGCGGCAAAGACATTGCGCCCATTGGCAAGATCGGCGAAGGCACAGCCACGGGAATGACAGGCAGCGTGCCCACATCATCATTGCCGTTTGGCGGTGCTTCCTTAGGCGTCACAGGCACGAAAACGGGTGTCACAGGTGCGACAGGCGCGGTAACGGGTGCGGGCGGCGTAGGTGGTGTAGGTGGCGTTTCAGGCGGTGTCACAAAAGCACAACCTGAACCCGATTGGGCAAATCTTTTGCTTGATGTTGTCGGACAACAAGCTGACGCAATGAAAGGTCAAATCGATTTATTAAAAAATCTTGAAATGCTCAGCCCGAAAATTGCGCAACAAGTTCAGGCTGGCACATTTCAAGTGCCACAGCCACCCGCAGGCATTTTTGATCCATCGCGCGTGCGTCGAGCTGATGAAGTCGGCAACACAATCAATGTGACCGTCAATGGCGCTGTTGATCCTGAAAGCACGGCACGACAGATCGTGAATATTCTGAACGATTCACAAGCTCGCGGCACAATCGGCGGCGGTGGGCTTTATGGCTTGCAGGTGGCTTTGTGAGTGTTTGGACACCTGATTGGCGCATCAAAATTCAGGGCATTGAATACACAAATCTCACACTTTCCAATCTGACCGTCACATCGGGTCGCACCGACATTTATCGGCAGCCCGTCGCAGGGTATTGTCGGCTTTCTGTAAAAAATAACGATTTGTCGCCGATTGATTTTGACATCAATGATGGCGTCACGGTTGAAGTCAAGAATGATGCTGGATCGTGGGTTGTTCTGTTTGGTGGAAATATCACCGACATGAATGTGGCTGTGACGGCAGCTGGCGGCATTGGAATAAGTCAGACAATCAGCATCACGGCACTTGGCGCGCTGGCACGCCTGCCAAAAGCTGTTTTTGTGGGCAATCTTGCGCAAGGCACAGATGGCGATCAAATGCGTGAAGTGCTTGAAACCGTGCTTTTTGCCAATTGGAATCTTGTTGCGCCATCAAACACATGGGCGACTTATGATGCAACGACGACTTGGGCAAATGCTGAGAATAACGGTTTGGGCGAAATCGATGCGGGCGATTACACCCTTGATTCTCAAAATTCCGTCGATTCAAATGTTTATTCATTGGCGTCTAATATCGCCACATCGGGTTTGGGTTATCTGTATGAATCGGCAAATGGTTTGATCAATTATGCTGACAGCACACATCGCACCGAATATTTCTCAGCCAATGGATATGTTGATCTTGATGCAAAGCACGCCTTGTCAGGCAATTTAACGACAAAAAAGCGGGCTGGCGATGTGCGCAACAGCATCACGCTTCAATACACGACAAGCGGCAATTCCGAAGTCAGCGACAGCGATCTTGCTTCAATCGCCCAATATGGAGAGCTTGCAGAAACGATCCGCACCTATTTGAAAAATCAAGGCGATGCTGAGGATCAGGCGGCTTTTTATCTGACGCTCAGGGCTTACCCACGGGCTGTTTTTGATAGCGTCACTTTTGCTCTGGGCAATCCTGAAATCGACGAAATTGATCGCACCGCGATGCTGGCGATTTTTATGGGTATGCCGATCAACCTTCAAAACCTGCCAGCAAATATGAACAACGGCGAATTTCAGGGATTTGTCGAGGGCTGGACATTTCAGGCAACCGTGAGCGATATAAAGCTCACGATGTTTGTGTCGCCGCTGGCGTTTAGCTTGCAAAGTTTCAGGTGGAGTTCTGTGCCTGTCACCGAATATTGGAACACTTTATCCAATACACTTACATGGGAACAGGCGACCATCGTCGCGTAAGGAGCAGAAATGGCACAAAGTCCGAATTTCAATTGGGAGCTGCCCGATGACACCGATCTTGTGAAAGATGGTGCAGCTGCAATGCGCACACTTGGCAACAGCATCGATGCCAGCTTTGTTGATCTTAAAGGCGGCACGACGGGTCAAATCTTGTCGAAGAATTCAAACACCGATCTTGACTATACATGGATCAATGCTAGTGAAGGCGACATCACGGGCGTCACGGCTGGCACAGGTATCAGCGGCGGTGGCACATCAGGCACGGTCACAATTACAAATTCAATGGCAACAGAAATCACCGCATCGGGTGACATTATTGTGGGCACAGGATCGGGCACATTCGACAATTTGCCGATTGGCACAACCGGTCAGGTTTTAACAGCTGACACAACAGTTTCGCCATATAAAGTCAAATGGGCAACTGCGTCAAGCGGTGCTTTGACGGTTCTTGCAAGCGGTAATTTATCAGGCACTCAGGTCAGTTTGACTAGCATTTCACAGGATTATATCAATTTGTGGCTTTATGTTTTCAACGCAAGAACGACATCAGAAGTGCCATTGCAATTAAGACTAAATGCTGATTCAACGGCAAGCCGTTATTTTGTTTCTTTTGCAACTGCTGACACCGCAAGTTCTTTTGATTCATCAGGAATTACGGTCACATCAAATACAAATCCAAATGGCAATAGTGACATTGTGCAAATTGAAATTCCGCGTTACACGACAACGGGTGTTTGGAGAATGGTCAACATCAATAGCATCGTTACGCCAAGCACCGACACTCAAATTGTGTTGAATAATAGAATCGGTGCTTACAATCAAAAAGTAGCTGTTTCATCGATTCAAATAAGAATGACAAATGGTGGGAATTTGGAACAAGGCTCTTACATACTTTACGGAGAAAAATAATGCCACTAATGAAAATACATAATACCGAAACAAACGAAATCGTAGAACGCGAAATGAACGCTGACGAATTGCGGCAATATGAAATAGATCAAGCCGAATTTGAGGCACAAATTGAAGCACAACAACAAGCAATCGAGGCTCGAAATGCGTTGCTGTCAAAGTTAGGCATCACGGAAGATGAAGCAAAGCTGCTTTTGTCATGACTTATCCCGAAAGCACACCTGCACGGCTGATTGAAGTGGCTTTAGCCGAAGTTGGTTTTGTTGAAGAACCTGAAAACCTGACGAAATACGGAAAGCACACAATGGCAGACGGCTTGCCGTGGTGCGGATCGTTTGTGATGTGGTGTTGCAATAAAGCAAACATCAAAATCCCGAATGTGGTTTCCACAGCTGCGGGAGCTGCAAAGTTTAAGGATCAAAACCGATGGTCGGAAACGCCACAAAAAGGCTGGTTGGCTTTTATGGATTTTCCACACGACGGCGTTGATCGCATTTCTCACATTGGGATTGTGGTCGATGTCAAAGAGAATTCCATCGTGTGCGTTGAAGGCAATACATCAGGCACGGGAGATCAGCGCAACGGCGGAATGGTAATGATCAAGGAAAGACCAATCGGCAAAGGATCACCCGTTGTCGGTTATGGCATTCCACGATTTGCGCCATACAGCGGCGACTTTCCACAAGTCGTCATTCCCGATTCGGCTA